GGGGGCTGGCACCGTAACATCAACCGCCAAGGGATTGTGGGCACCCCGATCAAGGACATTCACTCTCATCCGGCCGAGGCTGCTTGCCATACGGCGCCGATCCTTTTCCCGCTAGGGAAGTTGCGGGCGAAGTTGCAAATAACTGAGACTGAGCATGCCGTTTACTTTCAATAAAAAGCGTCGTATAAGGCAGTAGCCCTGGGCGGGTTGCGGCGAATTGACGCTGGGCATATGGGCCTGTCGGCGCCAGCGCGCGAGTGCGAGAGCGGGTTGCACCTTCACCTTGCGAGCCCCCGCCAGGAGTAAGGTGAGGGTGCGCAACCGGCAGAGGTTTAATAAATGCTTCGTAATCTGTTAGTATATGAGGCGGCGGTTGCAGCTACAGCGCATGCAACTGACCCACGTGTTTTCGATGCTGTCTGGTTTAGCACAACTGCCGGGGCAGCTTCTTGCACTATAGTTCCTGCACTAGGCACATCTGTCGCCCTTGCGGGTATTCCGACTGGAACAGTTATTCCAATCCGGACACTTTTGATTACGGCGCTTACTGGAACTAATGTTGCTTGTGTCGGACTGAGGAGCCCTGTGATGGCGAGCTGGTTTAATTCGGCGGCTGCGGTCACGCCTGACGATACGGTTGCAAATATCTTTGATGGTTTTTGGGTGAGTGCAATTGGGGGCGGCACCCGTCTTGACATCACTCCTGCTCAAGGACCATCGGCCGTGACGTTTACTGTGGCTGCTGGCCAATTCGTCCCTGTCCGCTCGCGGCTTGTTCCAGCGGCAACCACTGCAACCGTTGTCGGGTTGCGCTTCTGAGGAGGTCTTCGTGACGACTATAACTGCGACTACTTATGCTCCCGGTGAACTTATTCCGCTGACCAAGAGCGATACCACCATCTATGACCCCGGATTTGAGACGCTGCTAGCGGCCGGCGCCGGCGCTGTAGCTACCGTGATCAAGGGCCGGCCGAATGCGATTTACACGCTGGCGGCGGGTGGCATCCTCAAGGACTTGGGGCTTTTCCGGCAGCTCCTTTCTACCGGCACTGCCGCGACGTTGACCTACGGTATTGCCAAGCATGGCTGCATTCGGTACGTGACGACGTAATGGCGAAGCTCAGCGACCAGGACCTCGTCACTCTCCTCCAGACCTACCGCGATGAGGGAGAAACCGCCCGTAAGTCCGGCTGGGGAGAGCGAGACGAAATTTGGGAGAACAACCTTGATCTCTATTTTAACAGGTTCGATTTCTCCCGCAAGGCGGCTTGGCAGTCCAAACAGCCGATGCCAGAGGGGTCTCTCTACATTGATCGCTGGGCTGCTGCTCTCCGTTCCGCGCTAATTGTCCCTGGCGTCTGGTATTCTGTCGAGACCCCCGTTCCTGAGCTGGAGCCGGCGTTCCGCAAGTTCCTCGGCTACTGGCTGGAGCGGTGCGGTACTACGCCGACCGGCTATCCGACCTCCTTCGACCGCGTTTTCGAGGATCAGGCAAAGCTCGCCGCGCTCATGTCGGCCGCTGCTGCCGTCACATGGGAGCCCGGTAAACCCGGCAACATTGGCCAGCGCGATCGTGTGCGTGTCGATACTGTCGATCCTCGTGAAGTTTTTCTCGATCCGACCTATCGTGGCCTTTACCGCATTCGTCGCCTTGAGAAGGATTACTATCAACTCCTTGCCGATGCGCGTGGCAATCCCAGCTATAATATGCCAGAGATCGAGCGTCTCGGTGCTGCGCGCTCACAAGAAGAGGAGGCAGATCGGGAGGAACTTGTCGGGCATGGCACAAAGATTTCCTCTGCGCGCAAGCCAATCACCCTCGATGAGTATCTCTGTGTCATCCTCGACGATGAAGGTCGTGATATTTACGGTGGACGGCAGCTCTGCATTGTTGCCAATGGGAATTATCTAATCTACGGGCCAACTCCAAGCCCGTATCTCCATGGATGTGATTGGGTCGTTTTTTCCTCTGCCATTTCCGTGCCTCTAGCTGTCTACGGGAAAACCTACGTCGAGACGTGGGGCGATATTGCCCGGACCTTCGTCAAGATGACAAACCTCATCATCGATGCCGGTATGATGGCGTCCATGAACGCCTTTGCCCTCGTCGCTGACGCTCTCGCCAATCCCGAAGACGCAAAGACTGGTGTTTTTCCGAATAAGACTTTCGTCCTTGCGCCTGGCACCAATGTTGACCAATTTATCAAAGAGATCAAGCTAGGCGATCTTCCGACGACAGCGTTTAGTGTGTGGACAGCTCTCAAGCAGGAAATGCGCGAGGGCGCTGCAACGAATGATCTAGACCTTGGGCAGGCAGTTCCAAAGGGCGATGTTACCGCCACTGAGATCAATGCGGTGCAAGCCGGTGGTACTGCCCTCATTCAGTCTATCGCTGCATCTTTGGAAACCGGGTGCGTCGATCCGATACTCAATCTGGTTTTCCAGACTGGCTTACAACATTTCAGCGAAGATGATCAGGCCCTTCATCTGTCTATGGGCGATGAATATTTTCAGATGTTCGTCACTCGCCGCGAAGAGTTCATTCGCCTTGCGCCGGCGTTTCGTGCGCGAGGGATATCGGGGCTCCTCGAGAGGGGCCAAAAATTAAAGGCGATGCTGCAAATCGTGCAGGCCATGGGTTCATCTCCAATTCTCCAACAGGCCCTTCTCCAGTCAATTGGCTTTGGCAAATTCGTTCGGCAGCTCATCGTCCTTGTCGGCCTTGACCCGAACGATTTCCCGCCCGAGCCACAACAGATGGCGCTGGCGCAGCAAGGCCCCAGGCCGGTGCAGCAGGTTGGTGGTCGCGGTGGAGCTTGAGGATCGCGCTGAAGCTGCGCAAGCCGCTCTTGAGCTGTTGCGCCCCGATCTTGAGCAGGACAAAGTTGACAAGCGGGCCTTTACTGAATTGTCCGGTGGATTGTTGACGGGCGACCGTGCAGTCAGCCTTTGGACAGAGAAATGGCGGCTCTATCTTTTGGAGCAGCGGTTAAGGAGCGAGATTGATGGACGACCAGGAAACTGAGCAGCAGGAAGAAGAAAAGGTTGAAGAGGAGAAGGTCGAGGCTATTCCTGATCCTTGGAAAGAACGTGCTTTGGCTGCAGAGACCGGGCAGCAACAGGCGATGGCGGCCTTGCAGCAACTCATTTGGCAGATACAGCAGGAAAAAGCCGGAAAGCCATTGGCTGACACGGAGCCGGATTACAGCGACGCGGAGGAGGTGGGACTACAGCCTGATCAGCTCAGGAAAATCGTCGCCAAGACTGCCGCCAAGCTGGCCCCTAAGATCGAGCAGGCTTCTACACCGAGGCCAGAGAGTTGGGATGACCGCTTGGAGAGGATGGCCGAAGCGGCCGGCGAGGGTATTGACAAATTCGACGCTGCGCGCGAGTTCGACCGTGTGCGCAGGACCATCGGTGTTCAAGTTTCTGAGCGGGAAGTGGAGAGACAGGCCGTGAAAGCGCTTAAGGAGCGTGTCAAGGAAAAGATCGATCCTGCGAAGGAAGCGCAGCGCACATCGGTTACGAGTGGCGGATCACGTCCTCCAGGAAGCAAAAACACGGTAACTGCACCGAAGGCCAAAACCTTGGTCGATGTGATCCGAGAGGATCAGCGGAAAAGGGGCCTCTACGCCTATTGACAGCAGATATGCTGTGCGTATAGCCTGTGCGGAGACGCGCTGTCTTGAAGCAGGGAAATATGACACATGTGGCTAGCTGACAGCCCGTCTGGTGTCTACCGTGATCATGCGCTTTCTTCGACTATTCGTCAGGATGCGTATGCTGATACGGTGATCACCCCGTTTCTGCGTCCCGAGCCGGGATATGGAACGCGTAAGGGGCAATCCATCACAATCACCCGTATGGGCAAGTTGTCGCACGCTGGCACCGTCAGCGATCAGGACCGCTTGCCGGTCGTTCGTCCCACCGTCACCACGCATGCCGTCACTGTCAAAGAGTGGGGCAACAAGTGCGAGCTGACCGAGTTCGAGACGGACCTTACGCATTACGAACTTGAGGCGCAGATCAAGGAAAATCTCCGCGATCAGATGGGCATTACCATGGACTTCATGGCTGCTACTGCCCTCAAGACGACCCCCATCATTTTCACACCGAAGGTTGCCTCGCAGACTTTCGAGACGGACGGTTCGGTGGTTGCTGGTGCCGCCGACCGCAACCTTAACGTATCGGATGTGCAGGTCATCCGCGATTATCTACGGCAAACCCTCAAGGCCCCTCCGTATCGTAACGGCCGTTACGTCGGCTGTCTGTCGACGCGCTGCGCGCGCGGCATCAAGAATGACCCGACTTACAAGGACTGGTTCGTCTATCGTCAGGATCAGGCGTTCATCAAGTCCTATGTCGCCTCGTTCGAGGATGTGGACTTCTACGAGACCAACAACGAAGACGCGCTGGCTGATCTGTCTGGCACTTCCACGGTGCTCGGCGAAGCCCTGTTCTTCGGTGCGGACCCTGGCTTCACGGCCGTCGTTCGCGACCCCGAGCTGCGCGTTTCCCCTCGGTCGGTAGACCTCGGCCGTATCTGGGAAGTGGGCTGGGTTGGAACTCTTGAGGCCGGTCTCAGCTACGTGCTGGCCACGAATGCGCGCGTCGTCTACGTCGCGAGCGCGTAAGGAGAAAATGAAATGGCTCTTGGTTCTATCGGCGGAAAGCGTCGGTTCAGCACCAACATTACCAGCGCCACGTTGACGGCAACGAGTGATGAGCTGCTGACGGTCATTGGCCCAGCCAAAATCTACCGGCTTGGTATTCATGCTACCGCGGCAAAGACGACAGGAACGGCTTTTGTGCTGACGGTCCAATCCGTTGCTGGCACAACCGAGACGGCGCTCGGCACAGCGACCAGCCCCGACACCTTCGCTGTTGGTGCAACGCTCGTTAAGGAATTCAACCCACCGTTGGTAGTTGCTGCCGGTGCGTTGGGCCAGATCGAGATTTCAACGGCGGGTGGGGGCGGTTCGCCTACCGCAATCGTATGGGTCGACGCTACCGAGGAACCGCTCACAAAGACGTACCTCGACAGCATCGTGGCGCTAACGTAAGGGAGAGCTGGCGATGGCTGTTGCTGCCGCGACGACAAAAATCCCGCTTCGCAACTCGTCGCTCGTGGTCGTCATCCCGAGCGACAGCACCACGTATAACCCATATCTCAGCGCCGTCTACATCGGTGGCGCGACTGGAGATGTGGCTCTCACGGCATTGAAGCGGTCAGCGGATGGCGTCCTCACGGCGGGTGCGGTCACATACACGGCGGTGCCGGCCGGAACCATTATTACCGGCATCGGCCCGATCGAGATCGTAAAGTCGACCGGGACGACGGCAACAGGCATCATCGGTATCGAATAATGCCAACCCCAATCAATCTTGACAGGGGCGTATCCATCCGCATCGTGCCGGCGAGTGTGTCTGGACCGGCGGCGGGCATGCAAGTGTGCATGTACAAGGACGATCCTGGTCTCTACTACGCGCCCAACGGCGTTTCTATCTCCCCGGAGTGGGCCAAAAAGGCCGGGTTCGATGTCGAGGCCGATCTGAAAGAGCGCGACCGTCGTGCACGGCGTTCTGAGGCGCTGGCCAAAATCGACAAAGAATTCGACGTGATGCCCGAAGGCGAGATCGTCCAGGACGGCGAGGATTTCCAGATCGTTCATATGGGACACGGCTGGTTCGATGTGATCGACGCCGACGGTGGGCGTGCCAACAGCGGCCGGCTGCGGCGAGAAGCCGCTGTCGAGTTTGTCAAGGCGCTTCGTGACGGCAAGGCACATAAGGAATTGATGAATGGCTGATATCAGTGTCGATGTCGACGACGCGACTGCTGCTACTACCGCGGTGACAGCAGCGCTGGATGCCTTTGATGTTGCTGCCGAAGCTGCTGCAGCGGCACAAGCGGCTCTCGTTCCCTACAATGGCAGTCCCGAACAGGCAACCTGGAACGAGGCACTTGTGAATTTCGGCAATGCGACCCGGCAATTGGTGATCGACGCAGGAACCCTTAACGACCTCATCGTAGCCGCTATTGAGGCCTAGCAAGAGGGTGAATGGTTGATATCAATGTCGATGTTGATGGGGCGATCGAAGCGACTGCTGCAGTGACAGCATCGCTAGCTGCCTTTGATATAGCTGCAACAGCAGCATATGACGCGCACGCTGCACTTGTTCCTTACAATGGCAGCCCGGAACAGGCGGCCTGGGACACGGCGCTCATAGATTTCGCCAATGCGGCTCGGCAACTGGTAATCGACACGGGGGCTCTCAACGATTTCGTTGTGGATGCCATCGGGGCTTCTATCGTAAGTCAATCAGGAAGTACGCTAACAACTACCACGATAATAACTTATGTGTTGCCAGACGCTGGTTATGCGCTCTCGACCATCATCAACAATTCCGTGGAAGTAGGATCGTCCCTGACTTTGATCCGCCAAACTGGCCAGAACAGCATTATTTTGGCATCTTCAACGGATGCCAATGGCATTCAAATGACTTATAGTGATGGATTGCCGATAACTCATTATGCCACATTCGAGGCAGTCGACGTCAGCGGAGTGAAACGCTGGAATTTGACGGAATTTGTATGATGGAGCGAAACGTACGATCTTCGCTCGCGGGATTATTCTTCGGATTTTTCCTAGTTCTTCCGGCCGAGGCCGCAACATACTACGTGACGGCAAGTGGATCAGGCTCGTCATGTACCCAAGGATCGCCTTGCCGTCAAATCTATACAGCTGTTGCACTTGATTTGGTGCCGGGTGACATTATCGAAGTCGATGATGGTACTTACGAGGGCGGCTGGCAATGGCCTAACACGAAGAATGGAACTTTCGCTCAGCCGATCACGATCCGTTCCAAAAATCGTTACGGCGCAATCATCAGTGATTTGAAAAGCGGCGGTTCCACGACCTATGCTGTCGACGTACGAGCCGACTATGCTATCATCGAAGGGCTCAAGGTCGATGGTACTTCACAGGCATGGCGAATTGGCATCTACCTGGCCTCGACAGGCGGGATAGCTGTTAACAATTGGGTCACGGACATCGGCTATGCCACGGCGTGTCCGGGAAGTGCCGGCGGTGCCGGCATCATTCTCGAAGGTTTTTACGGAGATACTGACGAACTTGCACTAAACAATTTGATTGTTCGTACGGGGCCGAGTGCCCAGACCTGCCATACTGTCCATTCAATTTACGTCGAATGTGTTCGATGCGCAGCAATCGGCAATGCGATGAATTTTGCGACTGGGTGGTGTATCGAAGGTTACCATGTCGTATCCGATGATCTTTATGCCAACAATACATGTTATAATACGCGATATGGTGGTTATGATGTCGGGACAGTAGCTGGAAATACCAATGATCGAAGCACGATGATCAATAACATTGTGGTCGGCGCGGGAGCTTGTTCTTACGGGTTCAACCGTTATTCATCGGAAGGGACTGTCTCGAATTTGGCTGTAATCAATAATACGGCCTATAATTGCACTACTGCCTTTGGAAACATAACAGGAGCTGTCGGCTCCCTGACAACGGACCCGCTTCTAGTCGATCCAACAGGCGGAGATTTCCGATTGCAACGGACGCCGTCCGTCAGTCCGGCTATTGATGCTGGAGCACCGGTCAAAGGTCAATGGTTCATCGATAATGATGGATTTGACCGTCGTTATGGGGTTGGGCCGGATCGGGGTGCGTTTGAAAACCGGAGCCTGCCGTAATTGACAGCCGGTCTTCGATGTGTTTGACTTGGGTAGCGGCTTTTTATAAAAGGAGCATGCAAATGGGCAGACGGCAGAAAGGCGGCAAGGGCCGCTAGGCTATTTCGGCGGCGTAGGGCAGCAGTCACTGCGCCGCCGCCCTACGCCGTAAGAGAGGTGTAGGTGGCGACTTTCCTTGCGATCCAACAGCGGGTGCAAACGTGGCTCCGGGACCTCCCGGCGGACACGGTTGCCGAAATCCCTGCTCTCATCAATGAGGCGCAGCGCGAACTTCAGCGCCAATACAACTTTCGCGTCATGCAGGCGTCGGCGCAGTTTACGACTGTCGCTGCCGCCAACACGCTTGGCACCGTCACAGACTTCAAAGAGCCGAGGCGCCGGCCATTCTGGACGGACAACGACGGCTCGACACACTCGATACAGTGGCAGCCGTCGCTCGATTATCTCGTCCAGCGTTACGACGATACCAGTACTGGGGAACCAAGATATGTCTTTTGGAGTTCAGTCGATAGCAGCAATATCGTAACCCTTCAAGTTTATCCAAAAAGTGATAGCCTCTCTTTATGGCTTGGCGGAGAATATCGTGTCACTGTCCCATATTGGAAGCGGCTGCCGGCACTTTCCGCTGGTAGTGACACGAATTGGTTTACTGTCAATGCTGACAAATACTTACGCTTGCACGCAGTAGGTTGGGCGACGCTTCTTAATATAGATGAAGCTCGTGGCGCGACATATCTGCGCGCGGCCGATGTTGAAGCGCAACGATTGATCTCGGCAGATAAGATGGCCGTTGTACAACAGCCCGAGGCTCTCCCGTATTCAACAGACGCGGAGACACAGGCCCGTTGTGGCCCTGGTTGGTGGAGCTGGTAGGAAATGGCGTTTAACTGGTACCTTTCGCTTCCGGGCGACAGCGACATCGTCTCGCAGCATCCATCAAACGAGCGCTCCTTTCGTGCTACGGTAAATGGTGCTTTTGGGATTGAGCACGATACAGTCGAAGGCCGCCATAAGTTCGGTGTTGGCGATACAACGGATCGCGACGCACTCAATGGTACGTGGGCCGATGGTTCTGTCTGGATTGATACGACAGATGGCCGGAGCGTTTTTCAGCGGGCTGTCAGTGTCACGGGCGGAACGCCAAGCTCTTGGGCAGATGTTGGCGAATTTGCCGGTGGTGGCACGGTCAAACTTGCTTTCGCGATGGCGGCAGCGCCTGTCGGGTGGACCCAAACGTCTGACAACGACAGGCTTCTACGTGTTGTTTCGGGGGCCGGTGGCGGCACAGGTGGTGCTTGGGCAATAAGCGGTCTCTCGGTCGAAAGCGCGAACCATACCCACAATATTGTTGGCACGACGGGCAACGAGAGCAACACGCACACGCACGGTGTGAGCGGCACTACCAGTGGCCCATCTGCGACACTGGGGGATGACAGTGGTGCTGGCGCTCGTTTCTACGCCCATCCGACCCACACGCACACTCTGTCCGTGACGTCTGGCAACGCGAGCGCCACCCATACGCACAGTATATCATTCGCGTCTGCCGGTGTTAGCGCGGATCACACGCACACTGGCGATGGAAGCTGGCGGCCCGCTTACATTGATATGATCATTGCGAGCAAAGATTGATGGCCAAGGATCGCTGCGATAATTGCGATGCGCCGAAAGGTAGGCCTTGCCCGCGGTGGGTAGATGCATCGTGGGGTCTCTTAGCCAAGAATGACGTCACCGGCCAATATCGGCCTATGACAGGATGCTTTTATAAAGTTGCGCTTGATGTGATGTTCGAACTTGCTCGTTCTATGAACAGTGCGGCGGCGGCAGTCGAAAGCAGCCGCAACGTCATTGCTGAAGGCTTTGTCCGTGTCGCTCCAGCAATCGCACAGCACATAGTCGGCAATGGCGGTATGATCGAGGGGTATGCGGAGCCTTCGAGGCTCTTGGGGTTCCAGGATGGCCCAACAGAAGGGAAGTGAGGTTCTCCTCCCCAATCTCGGTGTGTACTTGAACTTACCGCCGATCGGCATCCCTGATCGAGCGCTCCAGGATTGTCGCAATGTCAGGATCGAAGAAGGACAGCTTACAGCGTTCAACGTTGGTTGGCGGCGCTTCTCGAACCTCTGGTCATTGAATGGCCCTGTTAAATTAATAGATAATTTTTTCGATAGTACAGGCGCACAAAAGCTCATTTTCGCGTCTACGACAGACCTTTATGAGTGGGTCGAGGCTGGCGACACGATCCTTTATGTCACTCCCAGGTATGTCACAGGGCTAGCTTCTTGCGCCGGCACCAGCTCTGTTACAGGTTCCGATGGTGCAGACTGGGAAGCAGGTGAGATCAAGGAAGGCGACGCGATCCATTTTGGCTCAGACGATCAGCGCAATCCGACCAGCGCCGAACAGCCGGCTGGGCCTCATGCGACGTGGTATACCATCCAGAGCGTCGGTGATGCTACGAGCATCACATTGACAGGCAATGGTCCTAGCACGAGTGGTGCGGTTGCTTACACGATCAGACGACGTCTGACTGGCGATGAAAACGATCTTTGGTCCACGGAGCTTTTCAACAATGGATTGCCTGGGCCGACCGATTGGTGGATCGGAACAAACGGCACCGATCCTGTCTTGCGCTGGAATGGTACTGACCATGCAATGGAGTATGTTGCAACGGGTTTCACATGCAAGGCCATCATCAAATGGTACAACATGTTATTGTACGGCAACTTGAACGTTGGTGGGTCTGCTCGGCGCACATCAATCCGCAACAGTGATGTTGGCAGTCCATTCGATGTGTCTGGTGGCGTTGCGGCGGAATTGATTGCGCACGATGGTGTGGACGAAATTCTAGCATTTTTTACGATTGCTGACAGCCTAATAATTTATAGTATTCGCAATGTGACACTCGCTACGTTTGTAGGGTTACCTGAACTCTTTGCGTTTCGTACCTCGGTCATGGGCATCGGACCCCTCGCAGGGAATGCCATTGCCGACTTTGGCGACAACCACGAATGGCTCGGACCGGATGCGGCGTATATATTCGACGGTGTATCATCGACTGAGGTAAATTCCCATATCATGCGGGAAGTAATCCGCATTTGTCCAGCCGCACGATACAATCAGATCATTGTGCACTTTGCGGAAGAGACTGGAGAGGTTTATTGGATTATTCCGCAGACTTCTGATGCTAGCCAAGTAAGCCCGGAAACCGCCTACAGTGAGCACTATCTCGAGACCGTCCCTGAGAGCACGCCAACACCTTTCACTATCCGCGATCTCCCAGCGACGGCGACAGGCTATTTTGAGAGCCTTCAGACCCTCACGTGGGATCAGTTGACAACGCCCTGGACGACGCAGAATTTCCGTTGGGATGATCGGTTCTTCCTCGCGTCCTATCCGCTCAATTTATTCGGCAAGGAAAATGGCACGATCCACATAATCGGCGTCGCTGACAGTCAAGATGGTGCAGATATCACGAGCTTCGTAGAATTCGGGCGGCGACCGGTCACGGATGGCAAGACACGTGGTTGCGTCAAGCGTGTCTATGTCTTTGCTACGAAACTTGGTAGTGCCGACCACGATCTCAATGTGACGGTAAACACGACTGACCAGCTAGGTGGGGAAAGTATAGCCAGTGTTCCCCTCCCTTATGACCTATCGCATTCAGGCCGTCGTTTCGTTAATCCATTCTCCATTGGAAGGTTCTTCAACGTGAAATTTAGTACTACTGGCGTCGACCATGGCTGGATTTTGCAGGGATACGACGTAGAAAATGCGCCACTCGGAGAGCGTGATGCCCCGGCGTAGGCGAGAAACATCGACAGCGCATGCTACGCGGCTTCGTATTGCTTGGGAGAGCACTGACGATTGGCGTGGACGGTGTGTGTGGTGCGGTCATGTCAAAATAGGCCAACTTTCCGCGATGGGGGGCGGGATGTGCGAAGCTTGTGGGGGAAAGCATGATAACGAATGTTTTACCCAGCATGGAGTTAATGATGCCAAAAGGTACTAAAGTTCACGACATGTATGATGCGATGGTAGCTGAGGGCATGGCTAAAGGCAAAGCTGCCCGCATTGCACAGGCTAAGACAGGGCTGGCTCTTGCCACTGGAAGGCCCCCATCGAAGGGCACAAGCAAGACCAAAGGTAAGACACGTACAATTAAGAGGAATTACTGAGATGGCAAAGTGTAAAAAGCGTGGAAGGAAGGCCTGAGATGACAACTCGCACTATCAAGCCCCAGAAAAAAGGGCAAAAGCCGATCAAGTTCCAGGAAGGAGGGCTGCACGCCTCCACAGGTACTCCTTCAGGAAAGAAAATCACTGCGGCGAAGCATCGTGCTGCTGCTTCTGGCAAGATGGGGCCGAAGGCCAAGAAGCAGGAAATGTTTTACGAAAACGTCCTGAAAGGCCATGGTCGATAAAGTTACGGTCCCGCTTTTTCCTGTCGTTGCGCCACAAACCCTCGACGGCGTGCTTTCCGCGTATCCGTTGACGACGCGGCAGACGCTTACTGGCATTCGGGCGCATGCATGGGCGATCAACGAGCTGATATCGCTGCAGGTTGGTGGTGCTGGTCAGCCTTGCAGGAACATTATTGATTACGGAGCGGTCTCGGGGCAGGACAGCACCAAAGCAATCCTGGCCGCCGAGGCCGATGCCGCTCCCGGCGATGTAGTACTGTTCCCTCCAGGCGAGTGGTTATTCAGTTCAACCATTACCGTGAGCCGTCAGCGGCCGTTGTGGCGCGGCACTGGCCCGTACCAGACAATCCTGCGATACGTTGGCGCGAGCACAACCAATGACTTGATTGTGCTGGGTAACGGCACGGACCCAATCATCGGGGGCGTCCTCGCGGATTTCCGCATCACGTCCAACACGACCATGACTGCGGGCTATGCTCTGCGGCTCAGGAAGTGCGGGCGGCTCATGCTACGCGGCGTCGTTGTCGAGGGGCAGGATGGTACTACCGGCGCTGTCGGATCCTCGAAACTATATCATGGTGCCTTCTTCGACGAGGTCGATAATACGTACTGGGTAAATTTCGAGGCATGTGCTTCTAAGACAGCAGTGCTAGTGCGTGGAGCGGTTGGGACTGGGGCTAAGGCCGATCTTTATCTGCTCAATGGCAAGATTAGTAGCAGCGATGTTGGCCTCCATATTGGTGGTGCATTCGGCGGGACATACTTCAACAATCTAAACATCATTTTTAACAACACTTGCGTTCTGATTAATGAAGCTTTGAGCAACGAGGTAAACCGTGAGATTATGTTTGGTGATTGCGCGATAGACAGCGCAATGGGCGGGCAGCTCATCAAGATAGACTGCCCGAGCGACATGACAAATGCGTGGATCAGGTTCAATAGCACATGGATGTCCAGCTCCCTTAGCACCGGCGCCGATCCTCTAGGGATTGGGGTGTGGGTCAAGGACGCCACCGGTGCTAGTATCCTATTCACAGGTTGCCGCATCTCCTTCAATAAGCGGGATGGCATCCGTGTTGATGACGCTGGAGCCCTGGTCTTTATTACAAATTGTTTCATTGAGAATAACGATGCTTACGGCATCAACCCAAATGTTGGGAGCAATTCCACGGTTGTTGGCCCCTGTTGTTTCAACGCAAATGTTTCTGGCGACATCCGAGAGACTAACTTGAATGTATCCAATAATGTTCCTGTAGGCACGATATCGAGCTGGTATCAAACCAACTCCTTGCTTTTTGCCGTAGATAGCCAATTCATTATGAAATTGTTGTCCACCAATCCTGCTATCAATTTCGATGCCAACGATTATATGGAATATGATAGGTCAACGAACGAGCTGAAAACTAATGTGAGTTCAACGCTGTCGCAGACAGTAGGGGATGGCTACACGTTGGCTCCGATTGTACAGGCAACAGACGCTGCCTTTAACTTGCAGGTTTCTGGTAGTGACGCTATCCTGCAATTCGATACTAACGATTACATAAGATATGACCGATCCAACAATGAATTCCTTTTTCACATAGGCGGTAACGCGATGTTTCTGGTCAAGAATTTTGGGACCTTGCACCTCGCGGGGCAAGCCAACGATCCAACATCCCCAGCGGCCGGGCAAATCTACTACAATTCAGCGACGGGTAAATTCCGGGGCTACAACGGGACAGCTTGGCAAGACTTTAACTAATTGATATGCTGGGCGTAGGAGGTCGGCTATGGGTATCTTGGACAGTTTGTTCGGCGGGGGTGGCGGTGACATTCCGCCTACTTCCAAACTTCGAAATCTGGATATTACTCCAGATGCTTTCAAAAATCTTCGCGGCCAGATCGCGAACCTGATCAGCGGCGCTACATCGGGCAAGACGCCACTGAGTGTCTCTGGGGTTCCGGCCGCGCCTGGTCCTTACGCGGCTCCGATGACCGATCAGGAAAGTGCGCTAGTCAACCAGCTCTTCGGCCGCGCTGGTGGCACGGTGCCACAAGCTAGCCTTGATCAAATCTTGTCGCAATTCACAGCCGGCAATACTCCGTTGCAGCAGGCCGGTCAGCAGGACATCCTGAAGACGCTGGGCGGCAGCTACCTGAGCCCGGAGAGCAATCCCTACCTTGCTGGCACAATCAAGGCTGCGACGGACCCGATCACACAAGCCTGGAACGAGCAAGTCCTCCCGAACCTCAAGCTCGGTTTTACGAAAGCGGGACAGACAATCACCGGCCTCGGCTCCAGCCCGTTCGATAAGGCAGCAGCGCTGGCCTCTAACGATTACCTGTCGCAGATCGCCAACACATCAGCAAATCTCGCGGGCCAGAATTACCAAAGCGAGCGTGACCGGATGCTCCAGGCTCTTGGCCTTGGGCAAGCGCAGACAGGGCAGCAGATCGGTGCCCAAACATCCAATCTTGCTTCTCAGCAGGCCCAGCAACAGCAGAACCTAGCCGAGCGGGCAAACCAGACGCAAGAGTTGGTGACCACGCTGCAAAGCGTCGCCCTCCCGAGGCTCATCGAGCAGTACGGGATCGACCAGGGTACTCAGGAGTTTCGGAACCGGCTCAATACATTGATGCAGCTATTGAACATGCAAGCTGGCTTGTCCACCGGGACGACTGTGAACGTGCAGCCGAGCGCTGGACAGCAGGGCATGCTCGGCAGCTTGCTGCTAGGTACGGGCGGTCTGCTGCAAGGCGCTGCATCCTTCTGAGGATACTGACATGGTTTACTACCAGCCTTACCAGCAAATCCCTGGCCTCGGCGAAGGACTTTCGAGCATCGGCGGTGCGCTCGCTGCGTGGGGAGAGCGAGGCCGTCGCCAAGAGGAGGAGAAAACTCTCGAGGATTTGTGGAAGAACATCCTTGCGGAGCCGACGCCGAGCACCCAACCAGGCGCTGCCCCAACGCCCGATACATTCGCTGGCGTCCGCAAGTTGTTCAAGGGTGCCGACCCAAAGACGCTGGCGCGCGTCATGGGCTCTCAGGCATTCACGCCACAGGGGCTCAAGGCGCTGGCGTCAATTGGCGCCAGTGGCGCCGGCGGCGGCGCTTTGATAGCCGGCGAGAGCCTGCAGGGTGCTTTTCCAAACGCAAACTTGAAGGGCTACATCTTCAAGCAGAACGAGCAGGGAGATTGGTCAACGCTCGTCTCGCCGCAGCGCGCCTATAGCCTGAGCCCAGGCCAGTATCTCCTTGAGCCCGGCACCAACAAAGTGCTGGCGCAGGCTCCCGAACGCTTGCAAGTTGCGCAGTTGTCGCAAGGTGGCCAGTTGCGGCTCGTCGATCCAAATAGCGGTAATTCTTACGTTCTGGCCGAGCGCGCACCGGCTCCCACGAATGCTGGCAACACACCCAACGTGGTGCTGCAAATCCCTGGTTGGGACCCGGAAACAAATCAGCCGACTGTCACCTTCCAAGAATATCAGCGCGGCAAGAACGGCGCGCCGGGCGGACCGGTCGGTCCTCCCCAGATTGCTGGCGTCAAGAGCGGCCCCTCGCAGCTCTCTCCACAGCAGCAGAAAGATTTGACCGCGATCGATCAGCAGGCAGCGACGATTGGTGGAGCGCTCAAAGACGTGCAGGCGACACCAAGCGCCTTTGGAGGCACCAAGGCGGCCGCGACCGGCATGGCCAAGGGGATTGGAGCACTGCCCGGCTCGATGGCTGAAGCCTCGCTGTATACCCCGGAACAGATCAAAGCGCGCACCGGCCTGTTCAATCAGATCAGCGCCGTCATCAAGGAGCGTGCTGGCACGGCACAAACCAAGCAGGAATTGGATCGGATCAACGCTTTTCTGCCTTCGCAGTACGACAACCCTGCGCAGATCGTGGCCAAGTTGCAGGGCTTTCAGGATTATCTG